TAACAGTGAGGATATTTTCGTAATGATCATATTACTCGCATCCATGAAAGTATTAACACAGGAAAGCGCTTCCATAAGAAATTCAGTATCAACATATCCGGCAGCATCATAAACATCTATGCCTTCAGTCATATCCGACAATTCATTGAGCTGGGCTACACTACCATGTAACGCTTCTATTAAATTCTTTTTTCTGCTCTTCATAACTTTTCTGTAAATAAATTCTCGTTGTATCAATGCTTCCATGCCCCAGAATATCAGCCAGCTGAATGACATCCTTATTTTTCTTCAAAAACATCTTTGCAAAGAAGTGGCGGAAAGCATGAGGATGCATTTTCTTTAAATCGATCCCGCATTTTTTGCCCCATTCCTTTATCAATTGAGCTATCCCTCTTGTACTTATACGACCAAACCTACCAACTGCGATTATTCCTGTTCTAGGATTTTCTTTCAGATATTCTTTCACTTCTTTCTGCAAATTCTTACTAAAGAAGAAACGACGATATTTATTCCCTTTTCCCTTTAATGTTACTTCTCCAGCCAATATATCTTCCCATGTAAACTGAACAAATTCAGAAACTCTTGCACCAGTAGTACCTAATATCTTTATGAAAAAATATCTGTCTTTATTAGGACGTGAATATAAATAAGAAAGAAGTTTGTTATACTCCTCTTCAGTAGGAACATTGTCAGTATCAAGATTCTTATAATATTTAGGACGCTTTAAAACTATAGGAGTTTTTACAAACTTACCTAGCTTTTCCAAGGCGGTAATTCGTAAACGGATAGTTGAAGGTTTCCTACCTTCCTCTTCTAAAGTCTTAATGAAACGACGGCAGTTCTCCGTAGTTATCTCATTACAATATTCAAAAAAAATTTTCACCGAATCCGAATAGATACGTAATGTATGTGGAGAATAATCTTCCTCTTGAGTCAAATTGCTAATAAAGTCGTTTATTAGCTTCTTATTTTTATCCGAAATGGCACTCAATTTATCTAATGGTTTATCTACGACAACCTCTTTCCTTTTCCGGCTATAACCAATCCCTTTAAAGTTTAAGAAATCTCGAATAGCATCAGCCATCAAGGGTTCCTTTACTATTTTACAAGAATTGTTTTTTATATAACTCTTATAACCCGCTTTAGTAACATTTGGCGTATCTTCCAAAAAATCTTTAACATACTTAATGTATCTACCGATATAGTCATAACTTTTCCCTGTAGAACCATACAGGTAAGTCAAGTATTGATTAAACATCTGTTGTCTATCCTCATTCATATAAACTCTCCTTATATTGAATTTCTTTTTTACGATTATTACCGATATGTGAAGCAATAGCCATCATATAACTTACAGGACAGCACACTGCACATCTCTTATCTTTAATTGATATTAAACACTCTGATATGCTTAGTTCAACAATACGATCTGCCTTTCTATCTGATATATGTCTTTTTATCGAAATATATTTAGATAATAAATTCTTTTTAGATAATAAAAAATCTTCAACATCGGAAAAATTTCCATTTTCAAAAGCAGAAATAACCATTGAAGTAAACATCAAACTCTCTCTGTATCTCCTTAATAATTCTTCTTCTGATATTTTTTTATGACATTTCTTTTGTATTTCGGGCATATCCGTTAAAACAACGCCATCTTCCCCAATAGAAGTAAGAATACCATGTCCTTTTAAAATAAAAGGATCAATCCCCTTTTGAGCACAAAAAACCATTCTTTGAACTGTAGAAACAAATCGGGTTCCGTCATCAGAATAAAAGCTAAATACCTTTTTCCGGTTATATTTATCTAATTCAAATCCATCAAATACTTTTCCAGATAATTTCGACCTGGCAGATAAAGGAGATAAGCAAAATTCATATTTGCTAAAATTATCAAGTTGAATCCATTCTTTCATATTCATTCGTTAAAAGCCTCATGATGGGTGAACATCTATTTAATTGCCGGATTCCTACCGGCCCATCCGTTATTGGCTCGTTTTTTAATTGTTTTACGCAAATCCTTGATAATCATTCAAGAACTTGCAAGGTTTAATCAATTATCTAATTCTTCTATCGCTTTGAAAATTTCAAGAATCACCTGCGGAACTATGGCATTTCCATATCCTTTGACTGATTCCTGTCTCCATTTTTTGAAAGGAATGGTAAGGTTGTCCACATCAAAGGGAAGCCCATCATTTCCTCGACAAACAGGGGATTGAGTTGGGAATTTTTCCCAGTTTGAGCGGATATGTAATGATTCAGTTCGGATTTTCTGCTTGTACCGTCCTTTCTCTCCTTGCAGCATCCGTTGTGATGGGAACTCGCAGTAGGAGTAGGTAACAACCCCATCTTTGCTGCTAAAGCAATTGTTGGACGTTCCTTTGCATTGGGTGAGCGGCTCTTGCAGGGTAAAATCG